CAAGCCGGTGATTGTTTCTTTGGTCTTGTATATTTGGCCTCCGAATCCGTATTGTTTGCCTCTTGGATCTTCGTATCTTATTCTTGTTCCATGTGGCAGGGATTGGTTTGTCTTGAAGCTGAATGTGTTTGCTTCATTTGATTTGTAATCAAGTTTTCCATCAGCGAAAGGGATTGTGTGGAAGCTTGTCTCTGCAAGTTTCGGAGTGTCTGATGCGTATAATTTGCCAATCATATTACATCACTTCTTGCTTTTTTTCTTTTTACTGGTGATGTTATACTTCTTACGCCAGTAGTCTCTTGTTACCTTGTCCCATTGTCCCTTGTTGGATTTGGTTACTTTTATCTTGTAGGCTTTCTGAAGCTTATTGACTTCCTGCTTAGTGTATTTAAGATAATCTCCGTCAATCTTGTAGCCTTTGTAGTAACCTTTCTTTTGAAGGAACTTCTGCAAATACTTGACACATTTCTTACCTGTCTGGCCGTATTTGAGTGTTCCGCAATCTGTCAGCAAGCTTGTTATGTAAGTAGCGGTTTTCTTTTTACTGGTCTTCTTTGATGAGGATTTTTTCTTGCTTGTTTTCTTTGTTGCGCTTTTGCCTATTCTTTTGAATGTGGTTTCCACAATATTCGGTTTCACATACTCTGTGAACTCCCATTCAATCTTATAGGAACCGTTGAGTTGTTTCTCTTCCTTGTAGCTTGTAAGGTAATAGTTGCCGTTGACATTCATGTCATCGGCTCCTATCAGCACACCATATCGGTTAGTGTAATCTGTTTCAAGTTTTCGGTACTCAGCCAGGAGGCCGGTATCATTAGGCTCTACAATACTGTTGAATGTGATGACTCTTCCATCGCTTGATATATACTCAATACTGTTACTGCTAGGGTTTCCAACAAAGGTATTGTTTGCATAATTCCTTTCCTTGTTTTTATGAATAGGTTCAAGAATGTGTCTTATTTCCACACCTGCAAATTTAATCTCCGCCATATTATATTCCCCGTACTATTCTTTGTTTGTAGAGTTCGTCATTCAGCTTTCTTACAATGAAATCTCCTGCGGATTCCTCGATTATTCCACTGAGTTGGATGTTTGTAGTTCCTCCTGTGGTGTTGCTGATGTTTGTCATCAGATTGCTATTTGCAAAACCACTGCCCCCGCCGGATACTATTCCCGCACTGCCTACAATAACACCGGCACTTCCAGGAATAATGCCTGAGCTTCCGGCAACACTATTAAGCATATCCCAAGCCTTCTTAATGTTGTCAATGATTGGTTTGATAGTGTTGTATGCTCTGCTAAATGGTGCTGTTATAGCATTAGTGACTCCACTCATTGCAGAGGAAATTGTGCTTCTTACCTTGCTGAAAGCGGAAGTTATTGCAGAGACTATCTGTCTTGCCCTTGTAGTAGCCATATTCCATCTTGTGATTGCAGCCAGGATAATTCTTTGCACGGCACCGAAAATCGCACTGATTGCTGGTGAAAGCATGCTGAAGACCTGGCGGATTCCATTCACGATCATAGTCACATTGTTAATTCCTTGTGTGAATAATGCTGCAAGAATGGATATTATGAAATTGAAAACCGCTCCGAATATCTGTTGTACTGCAGGCACAAAAGTCATCAAATAGGCTATGCCTTGTTGAACGAAACTTATTATAGGTTGAATTGCCTCCATGAATGCACCAATCAACCCTTTAACACTTGCTATAAGGTTATCAACTGCTTGCCTTACCTGTTCATTATTATTGTACAAGTAGTACAGTATTCCAACCAGTACAAGTATTGCGGCAGCTACTGCCAATACAGGCCATAACAGACTCATCTCTGCTCCAGCCAATGTGACTGTAGGACCTATCGCTGCAATCTTTGCAGTTGTTTCCGCACCTAAGGCAGTAGTGAAAAATGCTTTAATACTTGCACCTATTCCTTCAGCTGCAGTACTCGCGCTAATTGCAGCACGCAATGTTTCGACCATACCGGCTATCTTTTCGGATTCCTTCAAGGTATTATAGAACTGTGTTAATGCATTGAAGTTAAGGGCCATTCCACTAATCTGTCCGAATGCTCCGACAATACTGCCTAAAGGTTCGATTACAGGAGCAAGTGATACTGCCATGTCTCTGAAAGCATCATTAATCCTTTGAGTTATGGTTAAGTGGTTTCCTCCAGCTGCGGCCATCTCATTAATATTGTTGGCATATTGGCTTGTTGTTTGGCTTGCATTTGTCAATGCTCCGGCTTGCAGACCGAGTTCCTGTTCCATCTTTGACAAGTCACCATTACTGTTTTTCAAAGCTTCAGACAATCCGCTTAATGCAGCTCTTCCACCACCATATTTTTTAGTAGCAGCTACAATTGCTACGCTTGATTGATCTACATTCATTCCAAGCTCGGCGAATTGTGAATCGAACCTCTTCAGGAATGTGTAATAGTTCTGCATTCCTCCGACAGTATTGGCTGAAGCATATCCTAATGCTCCGAATGCACTGCTTACATTGTTCATATCAACTCCCAGTACAGAGAGTTCATTTGCCATCCCTGTAACGGTTGAAGGGTCAAGTTGCAAAGCACTTCCAATTGATTTTAATCCTTTGGCACTGGTTTCAAGGTTCTCACTTGAAACTCCTATCTGGTCCAATGCCTTTATGTATTGGAGCGCTGAATCTTCGCTAAAATTAGCACTGCTTAAGGAGGTTGTCATCCTTGTCAATTCATCAGCGCTTACTCCTGATTGGATTGATAGCTTGTCTATAGTGGAAGTTGTGCCTGCAAGGGATTCTGATAATCCTTCCAGCTTGCTTCCTATGTTGGAAATCTTATCAGCGATGACTGTCAAGCTTGCGATATCCATTATTGGTTTGCTGCTTGTTTCCTCTTCAACTTCCTGGATATCGAAGAGTTTCTGTGTTATACCCTCCAGTTCAGATGGGTCTGCATCTGGCCGGATTACTCGTTTTCCTGTTTCCTCTTCCAGTTCGGTCATCTGTTGGAGTTTGGTTATTAGCTCATCAAGTGCAGAGGCATCTGCATTTGTCTTTAATTGTAATTGATATTCAGCCATTTAATTTCCTGCCTCCACATATAAAAAAAATCATCATTTATAGGTTTTTAATAGATTGCAAATGGTTTCTGTTTTAAACGGAAATCTATAATCTCTTTGGTTATCACTGCCCATGCTAACTGTTGAAAAGGTGTGCTTTTCTTATAATCTTCAAGGGAGAGCGATATTATTCCCTGGTCGAACATTTTAGTCAAATGATTTAATTCTCCAGTCTCATAATTCAATGCCTTACTCAAGAAAGGATTTTGCCTTTTCCATGTCTTCAGGAGTGGCTTCAATACCACTTATCTCGTACACTCTTTCGGTCACATCCTTTGTGAAACCTGCAGGCATATGTGCCATCAGTATTTCAATACTGTTATCAGAGTATGGTTCTCCTTTCTCATTGATTAAGCATTTTCTCACGATTAATTCGTTGAGTTTGACTACATCATTCTTTGCTTGTGTGTATATCTGCATGAAATCAGATTGACTCAACGGTTGCAGAATGAAATCATAATCTTCACCCTCATAAGTCAAGGTGAATGTTTTCTTGAACTCATTGTTCATTATCTTCTGTTCAGTTTCCGCTAGTAACATTTCTAAACTTTTATTTGCCATATCTATCAAAACCTAAAAATCTGTTGTTTGTTAAAAAAATAAAAAATAGAAAAAAAAGGAGACTAAAAAGAGTGTTTAGTCTCTTCTTGCATCTTCGTCTAAGTCTTCTGCAGTGAACTTGATAGTTTCAGTTGTCAAACTGTCCACACTCAATTCCTTGCTGTAACTGTCAATCAAGCAACGGAGGAAGATTTGAGTAATAGTGTAAGTTGTGCCGTCATTGCCTCTGACTGTCTCCTTTACAGTGATTTCCTTCTTGTTGACTTTCATATCCTTGAGGATGTTGCGAAGTTCAAGGTAGGATTCCACATTAGGAGCAATAAGTTTACTTATTTCGACGCTGTATGAGGTTTTTGCCATTCCTGAAACAACTGGTCCATCAAAGGTGTCTTCAGTGCTTAAACTGGTATTGTCTTCAATCTTTACAGAAGTTCCTCTACCGACGGTCACACCGTCAATGATAATTATCTTATCTGCCATACTTTTTCAACTCCTTATTGTACATCATAAGTCACATTAGCGTTAATGCAAGTGACTACTCCATCAAAGACTATTTCCTCAATATTGACTCTCACACAATCACGGTTAACTTTCTCAACACTGTAAACAATATCATTAACAAGGCCTTGGATGTCTACAACATCATGTTTAATCCTTGCAAGTCTTTGTTCAATAGCATCAAGGGTGATCGGATTGTTTCTCTCTCCCAGGTAATCCTCAAGGTTGAAAAGGTTAATGATGTAATTGATTGTTCTTTCCATGTACAAGTCCAAGTGTAATGCTGTTCCATCAGCTGCAGTTACAGTATGTGGTAACCTACTGTTGACGATAACAAATTTCTTCTCTGCACGGTTCAAACATTTAGCTACAGGATAACCTGCTTCAACAAGTTTGTAACCTAAATCATTTTCTGCGAAAGTCAGTTCAGGAGTTACTGCTTCAACACCTTCAAGGGTCTTCATGGTGAAGCTAACATCCACTTTTCTTTCCGCAACAAGTCCGCAGAAATATGCAGCAGTTTGAGCTACAGATAATACTGTATCATTTACGGTGAATTGCTGATGTACTAATCCGAAAGTTCCACCGTTTGCAAAGATTGCAGAAGTAGTAGTATATTCCTCCGCACCACTACGGGTAATAGGTGCGATAAGAGCTACAGGATGGGAAGATTCAAATCTGTCAGCAATGTAAGCTTTCACAGCTGTAATGTTCGCATCAGTCAAGTCATATGGTATGAATAAAATATCATAATTTTCTTCAAGGGTAGTTGCAGCGGCAACTATCTCCGCACCGGTAGGGCTTCCTGCAGTAGAAGGAGCAATGTCTTTAATGATTACATCTGTTGCACCTCCACGGAAGAGACTGTCAAGTATCTGGTCACCTGCAGGACTGCTTGCAGTGATTGGTGTGTTAACAGCTTCCCTGATTGCTTCAGCATAACTGCTTACACTGATAGGAGCGGTTAAGGTTTTACTGAATTCGGCCACTACTGCAACTTTACCTGCTAACCCTGCTGCACCTTTAGGGACATTGTCCACTTGAGTAACGGTTATTTTTGGTATGATTGCCATAATTGTTATTCTCCTAAGTAATTTTGTAATAATTTTTCTGTTTGTTCCAAGGTTTTTGGATCATCATCCAAGCTTGCCAGGAAACCTATCTTCAGGTATTTGTTCAGGTCAAGGTTTTCCATGTATTCCTGGAAGTTGAATTTCGCCTTGGATTCTTTCTTTTCTTTTGCCATAATCTTATCCCTCATTTTATGTCTATATCTTCAATGCTTGTTCCGCAATAATTGCTGATTTCCTCAGCATCTAGCAGGCCGTACTCTTCCTCTTCATCAACATAAACCAGTAATGTAATCCCTTTAAGGGTGTATGTGCTTCCGTAATCGAAGGTTTGATTACCGAAGCTGATATTCCTGCTTCTTAACTCTGGGTTATTCTTTAATTCTTGTTTTATGTTCTGGATGAATGTGCGTAGTATCCTGCTTCCTTTTATATAGTCGGTTTGTTTGGTTTTTACATAGATGGAAACTAAGGTATTGTAGATTTGCCCGTCGAATAATTCGGTTTTCGGTGAAAGGCTTACATTTGCTATGTAGATTGTATTGTCCTCTTCTGCAGGAACACTACGGTCAATGAATTTAACATTGCATAATTGGAGTATCTCATTATCGGTATTCCTAAGAATATCATAGATAAGGAAATCAGTAGTATAAACAGTATCTGTCATATTATCCCTCCATTATAGGATTCAGTATTTCATCAATATAGGTTTCTTTAGTATTGTCTACACGGTCTATGCTGTCTTGTATGAAAGGGTCGCCAACGTATTTCTTGCTACCATATTCTATAGTGATAGGGTATGGGAAACCGTTTTGTGGGTTATGTGCGCCTGTTCCTACAACAGCATAATTGTTGCCTTCCTCCCATATCTGGGTACTGTTAGCCATATTCCCTGTTACACGGTGGTTACTCCCTATGTAATCCTTTTGTTCTTCTACAAGTTCCTTTGATAATGCGAGTGACAAATCCTTTTCGGCTTGTCTTAAATCACCTTTCTTGTTATCTAACTCTTTGATGATATCATCGAAAAGGCTACCTGTAGGGTCAGATTCCAAAGCACTTATTATTTCATCTAACCCTGAAGTGTCTATTTCCACACTAACACGAGTACCCATTTCAGGGATATAACTACCGATTGGCAAATCCTACTCCCCCATCCTTCGGATTATACTGTGGAATCCTTGCACCTTTTGCAGGATGAAAGGAGTCAAGCCATTGACTGCCTGCTTATACAACAAACCGCCATAGGATTGGATGTAAGTGTCTTCCATATCCTCATTACTGACTCGGATATTGTATTTGTTCCAAAGGTCACTGGCAGTCCATACGCACACATACTTGCAGAAGAGGTCTCCTTCAACTGTAGAAAGTGTGTCAATGTTTAAACGATTGGTAAAGGTCAAGGCCTTGTTTAATGCGAAGTCATAAGCAGTTTCAATCTCATTATCAGTTATGACCTTGTTTGCACTATTGGTATTGAACTCTTCTTCTGTTACGAATGGATCAATACTGGAAACAACATCCACTTCTTGTGTATTTGTTTCTATTCTCCATCCGTCCAGGTAGGATAAGATTAATTGTTTCCTTTCCTCATTAATTGTTGCATCATAAGCAGTCAAAGTCATGATTTCTCACCATCTACTAAATAAAAAAAATAAAGGAAAAGAATGTTTAATCCTTGTCAACGGATACATTAAGGGTTTCTGTTTCACTATCAACAGTGAAATCATCATAACTCTCCAAAGCAGTATAACCACTTGGAGCGGTTACAGATACCTCATATGTTCCATATGGGACATTGGATAATGTTGCACCTCCAGCCGCACCGGTGTTTCCAGTAGTGAAAGTAACAGTACTGTCAGTTTTATCAGTGAGTGTTACTTTAGCACCAGCTACTGCTGCTGGAGTGGTTTCTGTATCTTTCACGGAAACGGATATTGTTGAAGTTTCAGGAGTCTCCTCATTCTTTGGGAGTGTAATCAACATCCGCATAAAGTGCATCTTCAGCGAACAAGACTGCAATGTCGAAGAAAACATCAAAGCTAGTGACATAGGATTTCTTCATTACACTGTATTCTCCTTCGGAAGTGATGTCTTCCACAGGACCGTATCCGATTGCATCAGGGTCGCAAAGAATTACAACATCACCATATGAGTTTACAGGGTCATTCAATACATCAAGGGTAATGAATTTAACACCATGTAAGGTGAAGTTTCCATCTGCATCATATCTGAAGTAGTCAGATCTGTCAGTTGCTCTTGCAGCTCCAGCTTCTGCTAATAATCTTGCTTCAAGGATGCTGCTGATTAAGAATACTGCTTTGTCTCTTTTACCTTTCTGGTAAATGAACTGTTCAAGCATTGCTTCTAATTGTGGAATGATTTCGTAACCGGTTCCTGCATTGATTCCGGTGAATTCTCCCATAGGCATTCTTGGAGTGGATGCATGGCCGGAAGTCCATGCGGTTTTAACATCATCTAATTGTGCTAATACTCCTTTCAATGCGTGGATACCTTTGGAATCAGCAAGGGTTCTTTTACCGAAAATGGAAATTTGGTCCATGCTGTAAGCGGTGGATGGAGCCATTAATCCTTCCATTTTGTTCATGAATGCTTCGCCTTCAATGTTGGTTTGAAGGAAAGTCTTAGGAACAATACTGTAATTGGTGAATGGTTTAGCATCCAAGGTTTGTTTTAAGAATACTGGTGAAGCTTCAGTTAAGGAACTGATGTCTGCAATTTGTTCACCGTATGCAGCGCCATTAGTGATTTTCTCCATAGACATTAATGGGCTGTTCATTCTAAGGTGCTGGATGTCCTTTTGTTTTGCACCATCCATTTCAATGTAACGGCAAAGGCTTACGAATTTTGCCTCATCATCAATACGGGTAAGGAATTCTTCTGCAGGTGCATGTTTCACACCATCGGTCACATCTCCAGTAGTGGAGTCTACAAGGGCTTTGCCCCATTTCAAGATTATAGGTTTGTTTGCGTCAATATGTTCTTTGGTAATCATAGGTTAATCATCCCCATTAAAGGTTTATTTTCTAATTTTTCTACCGAATTCATCACGGCCGGTTCTTTCATTGAAACTTGGAACGGTTACTTGTGCCGGTTCGTCGGTTATGATTGTCTTTTTGCTCTTGTTGATTTTAGGCTTTACATCCTCTTCAACAGGAGCTTCCTCTGCAGGCTCTTCTTCTGCAGGTGGTTCTTTTTCTTGTAATGCTTTGATTGCTTTTTCTAATTCTGCTACTTTCTCTTCAAGAGCTGCAATACGAGCATCACTATCATCATCATTATTCTCAGGCTCTTCTTCGGATTCCTCGGTTGCTGCTTCAGTTGGAGCGTCTTCTTTATTTACAACTGATTCCGCTTCTGGTTCGGATTCCTTAGTTACTTCAGGCTTTTTGTCAGGACATTCCTCCTTTTTAACCTCGGCCTCTTCGTCTTCTTTCTGGGGCTCTTCATTCTTCACTGGAGCCTCATCTGGCTCTGCAGATTCAGCCTTGCTGACTAAATCCTTAAGAGCATTTACAATCTCTTTAACTTCCAACTTCTTACCTCCATTCTTGGATTTTTTAATGTAAGTTGTGTAATTCATCACCTCCAATGGATACCCATTGGCAGGGCCTTCATCAGTTCCTAATTTTCCAACTAAGGATATGAACTGCGGTGTAACACATTCCATATCCTTCACATTGGAATAGGTAGTGATATCAGGCAGATTTAATCCACAACTTTTTTTTACAGTCGAAGAGAGTGAGACTCCTTCGAACTCATGTGAAAGCACCATCTCCTTTATTGTTGGATTGGTGACTTTCATTATAATAAGCCAAGATCCACTAGGTGCCATGCGGTCACCTATAGGTTCACTGGCCTTATTAATGTAATTCTCCAAAAGGGAGACTCCTTCAATCTGGTCTCCTTGATGGTAAATCTCAAATAGGTTATTGTTGTCATAGCTTGTGAATATTCTTTTAATATCCTCGGAGGATAAAGTGTCACCTTGGCTATCCTCTTCATTGGCAGGTATTACACACGCCTTGACATACAATGCTTCGTCTTTATCATTCAGCATAATCCATCACATTTATCTTTTTTTAGTCATAAGTTACACTGCATTGACAATTGCATATGTTGCTGCAGTTATGATCATCATTATCAATGTCTCCAGGAAACAATAGGAAGTCAAGGTCTCCTGTTACTTCGTTCAATACTTCGAATTTTCCATTGAGGTTTACAGTCTGATTATCCATCCCCATATGTCGAGTATGTTCCAACCTGCTCCATATCCATGTCTTGGTGGTGTGTATCATGTCACCACCATCCCTAATGCTTTGGCTGTTTTCCATGTTCAGCTTTTCAAGGTCTAGGGAATTTGTCTTGTACTTTTCAAGGTCCCGGCTTACTCTGTCAAGTTCCTTGTATGTGTACTCTCTTCCACGTGGACTTGTTCCTTCTTGTATGCTTTTCTCAAGGATAAGCTTCCTGGAGCTTGTAGGCTTCAGCTTTTCAACTAATTGCTTGTAGGTGTCGACTTGGAATTCACTATTCCTTATCACATTATCCGCCCATAGTACATTCTTTTGTATTCTTTCAACTTCCTTGTCGGTTAGGATTGTGGCCACCTTGTGTGCGTGCATGTTGGCAGCTATCTTGTTGACAGTATCCTTCCGTAGACTGGATTTCTGAAGTATACGGGCAAATGCCTTATTAGTATCAGACAAGTTGAGACTTAATATCTTGTCACGGAAGTAGTTAGGATTGGTCTTGTCAATTACAGTATCACTCATGTCAGTATGATATGTGAAAACATAATCATCTATGACTTCATTAGCTATTCTCCGAAGCCTTTGCTGTAATGGTCTTCGTGATTTCTGTATTCGGATTATCCTTTGAGTATTGTAATAATCCAACTTTGCGAAATCAACTGGTCTATCCAATCTCATTTATCAATGCCTCAATCTGCTCTACTTCCTGCAATGCTTCAGGGTCTGCAGTTTCAAACAAGCCTTGAAGTTTGCGGAATTCCCATATGTCTCGATTTACTGTGAAGTCATAATCATTCAAATTAATAATAGGAATGTACTCTGATAATGCTTCGATTAATTGTTGCAGGTTTAATGCTCCAGCTTCAAATGATTTTATGATAAGGTCAACCTCTGTTTCTCTGTTGTCGCTGAAGTCAGGTGTAGTCATTTCCACATTCACATCAATACCGTACAATGCATAGATTAATTCCTTGATAAGCTGCTTCCATTTCTTCTGCTCCTGCTTCAAGGAAAGGGAGTAGATTTCCCATATTGCCTGGGTCTTGTTACTGTTCATGCTCTCCTTTTCAGTATTGATCATAAGTCTTGCAAGTGGTATCCTGTACACATTGAGTACTGCTTCCTCGCATGATTGCTGATAATTCTCAAGATAGGATTCATTGTCATCTTCTATCTTAATGAACTCGAAAGGTATAGGGTTCTCTGCCCTTGTGAATACTACGGCTATTCCATTTGCTCCGTCCTGCAACTCTTCAGATATGATTTCCTCTTCTGATGGGAGTATTATCTCATTGCCATCAGCATCGAATTGACGGGGAGTGGCTAATTGCGGAGGCAAAGGAACATGCAATAGTCCCTTGGCTATGTTTCCTTTGGATACCTTGTTGTAGTTCTGGGATTCTATGGCTATTTGTGTGAATATCTTCTTGCGTATACTCATGTATCTAGGTTCGGAGTAGAACAGGTAAAAGTTGTCTCCACCCATGAGTACCGCATCGGATAAGTCGAAGTTTCTCAAGTTAACGAAGTCAGTATAATCTTCACCAAGTATCCTGTAGTAGTAGGTTCGGCCGTTCAAGGTCTGCCTTAACAAGTAGAACTTGTTCTGTTTCTCTGTTACTTGTACAACATCCAATGTATTAGATGGCAGTTGCTTGAGTGTGAACCTAGTTCCGTCATCTGTCATTTCCATAGCTGCGAAGCCAGAGTAATTGTAATCCACGGCCATGTTGTAGAACTCATCAATATTATCCAACAAGTATTCCTGGATTTGTTCAACTATTTGCTTGGTGGTATCGTCAGCATCTTCATCTACAGTCAATGTGACTTCATTCATTATAGTGTCTTCAGCTAGTATCTGACTGCAGGTTGCCACGTATGTAGCATTGTCGAAGATGTACTTCGCATCCGCTGCACTGATTGGTCTTTTAAGAACCAATAAATCTTCGCCTTCATCTAACTTCTTACCAATGAACTTGTCTGAATTCTGCAGGTTATTGGAAACACTCTTTACCACTTCTGAAAGTTTAGAGTTAACATTATGTCCTTTAATAATCATGATTATCCGATTCTCCTACCAGTCTTAAATCTTGTCTTAGTGCCTAACACTTTATCATGCAAGTAATTCCTTGCCAGGCTGCAACTGTCTACAAGGTTCGGACTTCTACCCTTGCCAAGTGGATCCAGTTGCACCATCTCATCAATGAAATCATCCATGTATAATCCTTGTTGGTTTAGTTTCACATTTCCGAATTTAATCCCATGTACTAATGGTCTTGCCCTTTGATACTTACTACCACTTGGAGTTCTTAATACTACAGGAATAGAGTATCCTGCTTCAAGTATTATGTTCTGGAAATATTTCCTTGCATACTCCGGACTTCCTCCGCCTTCCTGCTCTATAACTATAACACTTGTCTTAGGTTGAGCAGGATTTGGATTATGCTTCCTGATGAAACTGATAAGCATTCCCTCTGGATTTGCGGATTGTGTCTGATTGAAGTCATGTATGTATTCAAAGCCATTGTTCAAGTAATCATAGCAGACAATGGCAAACATGTCTCTTCCTTTACCTGCAAGGTCAATACCCATCAAGCTGTAAACATAAGGTGTAGTAATGTTTAGTACATACTGGGATTCGGCTTCATCTCTGCTGATTAAATCTCCAGTTTGTGGCTTGTAATGCCAGTTACCGTATTTCTGGTATTGCTGGTCTATGTAATCAAGTTCGTTCAATGAACCTTCGTAAGCGTTACGGTCGATATAAGGATTGTCTCTCCAATCCATAGCAAGGTAAGGCTTAGGACCATCCACAAACTCTTCCACTAGGTATTCTGTACTAGGGCCTCCAGGGTTAGACAAGTTTATGATGCTTCTTGGTATCCTGGAAGTGTTACGGCTGCTACGGTATTGGAACCTTAATACTTCGTAGGCTAATTCACTAGCCTCATCATTAATTATCCTATCATAACTTGCTGATTTGAATTTCTGCTTTTTCTCTTCACGGTCAAAAGCCTTGAAATAGATAGTGTTACCATTCGGATGGGTTATCTGCGGAGTCGGTGATTGTTTATAGTCGCATTGATAATCCTTATGCAAGTCATCATTGCAGCACCAATCAACCAGGTTATCCCATATGCTATTAGTATCAAGTAACTCTGCATAGTTTTTCCTTGTTACTAGGCAGGTGTAACCTTC